ATGGGTTGATAGCACCCGGATAGATAGGCATACCCGGCGCAAAAGGAACGCTGGCAAGAATTGGATTGCGTGGAAGCGCTGTACTAACGTTTGAACCGTACTGAGTCTGTGCAATACCTGCCGCACTCTGCATTTGTTGCATGGTCATTGTTCCCGCGCCCGCAGGGAGGGTTGGAGATTTAACGATTTCATCCGCAACGCGCTTTGCAAATCTGTCAAACAGACCCATTGTGACTCCTATTGGTATTGTATTCCTATGAATTTAGTAAAGAAGGCAGTTGAAAACGGTGGGAAGTTAGCGCCGTTAGTTATATCGCATGGATTAACTTCGGGTACAGGGCTAATGAATCCTAGCGTATTCATTGATTCTGACGGAGATATTCTAGTCAATCTACGCCACGTAAATTACACCTTGTATCACGCCGAAAATGAACAACGTTTTCCTAGCCGATTCGGGCCGTTATCTTACTTGCATCCTGAAAAAGACCAGCGTTTAGTTACTGAAAACTATCTATGCCGTCTTAATGACAACCTTGAAATAACCGATTATGCAAAGGTTGAAATGCTTGAACTGCATGAACCCATTTGGGAATTTGTAGGCTTGGAAGATGCCCGCGTAGTTCAATGGGATTCTGAGTATTTCCTTGTAGGTGTTCGCCGCGATACAACCACGAATGGCGTTGGTCGCATGGAATACACACACATTGATTTAGATAAAGTTAATTGGAGCGCTAAGGAGATATGGCGCAAACGCATTTCAGCGCCGGGTGCAGATGATTCATACTGTGAAAAGAATTGGATGCCCGTTTTAGACAAACCTTATACATTTGTAAAGTGGACAATGCCTACCGAAGTTGTCTATTGCGCACCTATAGGAGATGCCGTTACTGAGCAACTACATCTACGCCTTACGCCACCTGCGCCTAAAGACCAACGCGGCGGTTCTCAGGTAATTAAATGGGGAAGCATGTACATCTGCATTACCCATGAAGTAGATTTGTTTAAAAACTACCTTGAACAAAAAGATGCTATTTACCGCCATCGCCTAGTGATGTGGGATGAACAGTTTAACTATGTAGGTATGTCACAACCATTTAGTTTCTTAGATGCTCGCGTTGAATTCTGCGTGGGAGCGGCTAAACATGGTGAAGATTTGCTACTTAGTTTTGGCTTTCAAGATAACGCGGCATTTGTGCTACGCGTACCAAAATTAGTTGTTGAAGATTTGATAACGGAGGCGTTAAAGAATGAATAGTTTACCAAGTCTAATCGTAAGATTATCACAAGACCCGTTCAATTCAGACCTTAATTATGACGTGGCGGAAGAATATTTAAGGTTAAATCAAACTGCGAGCGCTGTGTCTTTTTATCTGCGATGTGCTGAATATGCAGATGAAGGAGATTTAAAAGCGTACACATCATTGCTTCGTATGTCGCAATGTTTTAATGACCAGCAAGGCCGTGAATACAGCGTTACTAATTGCTTGCTACAGGCGATTGCTTACGATGAATCACGCCCTGAAGCGTATTTGTTGCTATCTCAGTTCTATGAGAAAGCGCAACAATGGCAAGAATCGTATACATGGGCAACTTTAGGCTTAAGTTGGTCATGGAATGAAGAACCTTTGCCCGCAGATTTGGGTTACTACGAACGCTATTGCAATGAGTTTCAAGTAGCCGTAGCCGCTTGGTGGATTGGTCGCAAAGATGAAGCGCTCGCCATCCTTAACGACTTATCTCAGCAAGGTGATTTACACCCAATGTATCAAAATGCCGTTACTTACAATTTGGAGAAATTAAATGCTTTGCTTTGATATTGGTGCTAACCGCGGTGACTTTACAGTAGCCGCGCTCGCTAAAGGTTATGACGTTATTGCCGTTGAAGCCGCACCTAAAATATTTGGTAAACTTGTAAGCAACTTTATCTACAACCCACGCGTTACGCCGTTAAAGTTTGCGGTCAGCGGTAGCGATTATCAACGCATTGAATTCTATGAAGCCGAAGAAGATGGGCTATCTACCATTAACGAAGATTGGCTAACTGACCCTGCATTACCTTACGCGGGTAAGCCATATCGAACTACATCGGCTACAACAATCACGTTAGATAAATTAGCGCTTATGTATGGCACACCTGACTTAATCAAGATTGATGTTGAAGGTGCTGAGTGGCAGGTGTTTAAGGGTCTTAGTTCTAAGATGGGAATGATTACATTTGAATGGACTTGGGCTACATGGGTCGAACACCTTGAGCAGTTAAAGTATCTTGAACACGGCGGTTATACCGAAGTAGCACCGCAATTTATTGAACATCATTGTCAGGAACCTGACACATATTACAAACTTAGCACGTTCAATTTAGGCAAATGGCATAATGATTTTGCGCCATTATGGGAACGTGAGAATTGGAAACAATCAGGGTTAAGACCAACTGCCGATGTAGGCATGTTGTGGGTTAGATAACGATTGTTGCCGCTTCTTCTTCGGTAAGTGCCTGACCTGCAATTAACTTAGCCTTTGCAGATGCCTTGAGTGCATCTTTAGCGGCTTGTGCGGCTTCGTGTTCAGCGCGTTCGGTTGCGTGTTGAATTGCATCCAATTCAAGTTGTTGAATTTCTTCGGCTGTAAGGTCTACATATTCTTGTGTGCCTTTTTCAAGGTCTACAATTAACTTCTTAGGTGTATCGGTCATTTTATTCTCCTTGAATAATTACATGGGTAGCATCGGAACAAGACCATCTGCATGTTTCTTCGTCAAATGTAATTGACTCAGGATGGCACTCAGGCTTAGGTGGAATAAATGCATCGCGCACAGGGTCAAATTGAAATCCAATTCCTGCATAATTTTTTCTTATGCGGTGGTTGTAACTTGTTTGAATCCAAAAACCGCCAAGCCCTAAATCGTTAGCAAGGAATTCCTGACCGCGATGTTCTTGGTCATCTCCTACTACTAACACGCGTGTAACGATATTGTTTTCGTCAATTTCTGCAAAATGTGCCATATCTATATCCCCTTATTACATTGCATATCTAATAACAACTATACCTGAACCGCCAGCACCCGAAGTTGCTGTTGTGCTAGTACCGCCACCACCGCCGCCTGTATTTTTGGTTCCTGTGGTTGCATTTCCACCTGAATAATTGGAACCTGCGCCGCCGCCTCCGCTACCGCCCGCCCCCGCAGTTGTATAACCTCCACCGCCTCCACCGCCAGCATAATATCCGCTTACGCCAGTAGATGTTGCTGTGGCATAAGATGAATAAGTATTGTTTCCAGCGCCGCCCGTACCGCCTGTTGCTGTAGATGCATTGCCACCCACCGCGCTTGCGCCACCTCCGCCACCGCCCGCGGCATTTACTCCACCACTAGCACCGCCGTTTGATGAATATGCATTTCCGCCGTTATTGCCCTGTCCTGATGTTCCAAGTCCAGCAAGAATAATTGTTCCGCCCGAAACATCAGCACCTCCGCCTGAACCGCCTGTAATTATTTGAGTTGGGTAGCAAGATGCGCCACCATAAAGCGCTGTTTGTCCGTTAAAAGTTGTACTGTTGCCAATATTACCGCTTGTGTTTCCGGCACTAACAGCCGTTGCGCCAGCGCCTATACCAACGGGATAATTTGTTGCTAATGTAAAAGATTGATTTGTATAAGCCAAGAATCCGCCAGCACCGCCACCGCCACCTGCTCTATCTCCGGCTGTATTTCTACCAACTCCACCCGATGCTCCACCACCTACAAGAAAATAATTGCAAGTAAGATTTGCTTGCGGTGTAAATACTCCTGAAGAAAGAAAAGCGTGATACCAATATGAACCGTCATTTACAATAATATCTCCACCATAGGCTTTAGGAGATGATGCAGGAATTGTATTAAGTGCGGCAATTCCGTAAAGGCTAAATGTGCAACCAATAGCAAAGTTCCCATAACCGCCAAAAATAATTTGCGATACACCGCTTGATGAAGCCCAACTTGCACCATTTAATTGCGTAAACATAAGGTTTGTTGTATCAGAATCCATTACATTTTCTATGTATATGGTTTTAGTATTTGATGATGCATAATTTGCTACATACATTTCAAAATTTGCGTATGAACCTGTGGAACAAGAAGCACCATTAATGTTTCCAAACGAAATACTGCTTTGACTGCTATTTGCATCTGAACCAGTAGCGCTACCACCATTATAGTAACCATATAAGCGTCTATACGAATGTAAAGAATCGCTCGATGCAAATGCGACTGAACCACCTGAGTTTACTGTGGCTTCCTCTGTACGCAATGATGCGACTACTTTAAGGTCTGTGTATCCTGTTTGTGGGATGCTTGAAAAAGTAACTGTTCCTACAGCCGCAGTTGTTGTAATGCGTTGAAGAAGAACATAATTTTGAGTTGCCATTTATATCTCCTTATACCTTTGCATAACGAACAATAACTACGCCCGAACCACCATTGCCGGGTCCTGAAGTCCAGTTTCCAGTATTGCCTCCGCCGCCTCCGCCTGAGCCTGTATTGGCTTGCCCTGAAGTCGCATAAATTGTTCCGCCTGATTGATAGGTAGCGGATTGTCCGCCGCCGCCATATCCGCCTAATGCTGGAACTGTTGTCACAGGACAACCACCGCCGCCACCTGCAATGTAATATGTTCCCGCTACAATTTGTCCTATGCCAGTTGCAAGACTCCATGAAGAATAAGTTGAGGTACCAATACCGCCAAGACCGCCGTTATCAACGGGTGAATCATCTTTGCCGGGATAACCTGTACCTCCTGCGCCGCCGCCTCCGCCGCCGCCG